TGCTTGGCCTGACGGCTCCGTAGTGGTTGTCCCGTCCGTAACGTTCGTCGCTTCCGTTAATACGATTATTCAAGCAGGGCTCAAGCCTTTATTTATTGATGTGGGGATGTATGACTACAACTTGAACCCTTCGGCGCTGGAGCGATTCTTTGAATGTGCGCCGGATGCAAAAGACATTAAGGCGATTATGCCTGTTCACTTATTTGGGCAAATTGCCGATATGAAGTTGATCATGCAGATTGCTAAGAAGTATGACTTGAAGGTCATTGAAGATTCTTGTGAATCCATAGGGTCTACGCAGGACGGTAAACTTTGCGGGACGTTTGGCGATATTGCTTGTTTCTCGACATATCAGTGTCACATTATAGCGACGGGGATAGGAGGCTTGGCTTTAACGGATGACCCTCAGTTGCATGAACTTATGCGGTCATATGCCAACCACGGGCGCGATACCGCGTATTTGCCGGGGTTTCGCAAGCCCGCGCTTTATAAAGATTTATTGTCGAAGCGGTTTAAGTTCTTACGCACGGGCTATTCTTGCAGGCCGAGTGAGTTTGAAGCCGCGCTTGGGATTGGACAGCTCGAACGCTTAGATGAAAATTTAAGAAAACGGCAGTCCGTCGCCGCGTCTTTAATCGCCGCCTTACAACCCAATTACAGGTTGTGCCTGCCTGCCCCAGAACACGGCAAAACGCATTCATACATGATGTTCCCGATTGTTTTAAAAGAAAGAGTCCCGGAGAAGAAAGAAGATTTGTGTTGGCATTTAGAGAAACGAGGCATTGAAACCCGCGATATGATGCCGATCATGAGTCAGCCTGTTTTTAAAGAATATACGAAAGGCGTCGAATTTGCTGTCGCGTCTTGGATTGATCGCTGTGGCTTTTATATCCCCTGCCATCCGGGGATGACGCAGAAAGATATCAAACATATCCACGACGCATTTCTTGCATTTTTTTAATTTCCATGTAGACTTATTGAAACTCGGGCGAGATTAATAGCTATTTACCGATTTATCTCCGCCCGAGATAATCGGAACGCGGTGATCCATCCACCGCGAACCGTTATGATAAACGATGAGGAGTCCAAAGAACTCCTCCAAGAAGTAACCGACAGATCCCGCAAACCCATCGTCAAGGGCAATAGCGTCCTTGTTCCTTTGAAGTTTGATCAAGACGGTGAATTACTTGACCAAGATACATTCGATGCCCGAAAACATCTCAAGCGCCTTAGTCTGGATGATTTACGTTTTCTCAAATGCTGGCGCGATTCTAAGTGGGACACACAAAAAGCGTGTGAACTACTTTGTATTGACGTCGCCAAAGTCAAACGTTTAGTCGCTAAGCTTTCCGTATTCCGCGAAGAAGATGCCCGCACTCAAGCCCTATCTCAGATTCCTACCTCCGCATGGATTACCGCGAAGCATGTTGAAAACGTTTACCAAGGCGGCGTCTTACAAGATTCGGAACGGGATTCACTTAAAGAACTAGCCAAGATCGCCGGGGCCTATAAGACGACCGCAACCGTCAATATCCAAAACAACATTTTCCAAATGCCCCGGCTTACGCCCGAACAAGCGGCAAAGCTCAAGGAATTCGCCGATCTCCAAGCCGACGTGATTGAGGGTGAAATTGCAGCCTAACAATCAGTCGTGGCTCTTAGCACAGGCCTCGCTCAAGTATTTCATGGTGAAGTTTTTGAAAGACCCTAAGACGGGCCTTCCGCTGCAATGGTTCGCGCATTATGACGATTGGTACCAAATCGCCATGAATGAGAAACGCTCCGACGCCCAATGTCCGCGTGGCCATGGCAAATCCATCTTTTGGTCTTATGCACTCCCTCTTTGGGACATTATTCGCGGGAAGGGGAATGTCCTAATTATTTCATATGCCGAAGACCAGGTTCGGGAACTCATTCGCATCATCAAAAACGAAGTTGAGTCGAATCCCTTCTTAGCCCCGATCAAGCCAACTACCAAAGAAATATGGGGAGCCGACATCCTTTCCTTTGCCGATGGAGGAATGATTAAAGGACTAGGCTTTGGCACGTCTTCACGCGGATTGCATCCTAAGCGAATCATCGGCGACGACGTTTTAAAAGACTTGGGGTCTATGAGCCCGGAAGATCAGGAACGCGCTTGGTTCGCCATTATCACCGGGATGGCCGTTAAAGAGACGCAGATCCACGCCGTAGGAACCCCGATTGATTTTGATGATCTCCTGCAAAAGCTTGAAACAAATCCAGTTTATAAGCATTGGAAAAAGCCCGCGATCAATCCCGACGGAAGCCCCCTTTGCCCCGTTCTCTTTGATCTTCAGACTTTAGATATGCGGCGACGGGAAATGGGCAGTCTTAACTTCGCCCGCGAATTCTTATTGCAGCGGATCGATCCAACCACGCAACCCTTCAAACGCGATTATGAAACCTGTTATGACGTTGCCCCAGATCGTGCCCGGTTTATGGTCGTTAATACAATCGTTGATCCGGCTTATACGGAAGGCGACGGCGATGCCACAGCCATTGTGACGACAGGTATTACGCATGGCAATCACGGCTATGTTTTAGCCGCAACCGCTATTCGCCGTGAAGATCCCGGCGCAATCGTTAATGAAACGTACAAGCATATTGAGGCATGGAATCCCGATAACGTTGGCATTAAACGCCGCAAAGGCGATGCCATTAGCTTTAGTTTCAATGAACGCCGCATCCGCGAGAACAAATGGAACTTCAAATATGTAGAGATCAAAGACACAAAATCCAAGTCCGATAAATCTCGCATAGGCGGATTAGTCCCGAGATGGGAAGCCCGCACGATTCATCTTCACAAGAATATGACGGACTTCTTAAAGCAGATCTACGAGTTCCGTTTAGATGATTCCCACGCGCATGATGATCTCATTGACGCGCTGGCTGATTGTTTTAACCCGGATATGGCCCAGCCCAATGGTGGCAAGCGTTCGGTCCCATCCCAAGCCCAACGCCAGGGCCACTCTTTATTTCGTGTCGGGCAGAAACTGCACGTGGAAACTCCGGATAAGTATGAACCGCTCTGGAAACGGTTGGATCGCCGAGTGACGGATCAGGTGGCCGCGTGAACGCCGAATTGCGTTTGCAAGACCTAGAAATGGCATTTGACCGGTGCCGTCAAGAACATACAGACCTTCAGATGCAAAAGCGGATGTGTCAGCTTTGGAATATGAAAGAGCATGTTTACAAAGTCACAAAAGGTAAAGCCCCTCTTCTAGGGCAGAAATGCTTTTGCGGTGAGGAAACGGCATGAGAAATAAATACATGCCGCCAATCGTTGAAAAACCCATCTTGCCGGATATCAAGCTTCCCGTTTCATTGCCGTCCGTTGAGCCTATGCAGTTTGAATGCATCGCTTGTTGTGGACGAGCCAACATTTTGTTTGAAGGGACGACGTATTGCCGCAGTTGTTTGAAAGAGAAGTTACGGACAGGGAACTAGGAGGATTTTATGGCCGATACATTACAAGTCAATCAACCCAACATTGAGCAGCTTCCTCAAGGCAATGGATGGCCGACGCCATTAGTTGATCCGTCAGGGACGCTTAAAATGGCCGTCACGAATGGACAAAGCGGATCGCAGAAGAACATTGATCCCATTTCGACAAGCCAGCAAGACCGCAAAGAACATCAACTAGGCGAAGGGCAATAGGAGGACTTCATGGACAACTTACAAACATCACAGCAAAAACGAGGCGAGCATCATCTTCCAGAAGGCAAGGGCGGCGGGTCTAAGAAAACCACGATCCCGACCAATGGCGGCGGCAAAGGAATTTTTACGGCGACTTCGCAGCAACAGCGTAATGACGGATCGACACCTGAATCTTGAACCATGTTTAAGCCTAAACCCAAAATTGTTCCAAAGAAAAAGCCTATTGAAACATTTGTTGAACCGAAGGATGAAATTGTTCTTCCTGAGATTCAAGAAGTCTTACGTTGTGAGTGTGGCGAACCCGTCGCGCCCGGACAAGATCAAGTCTGCCAAGACCATATAAGAACGAATTAATGGCCGATCCGGTTAAAGCTCCGCTTCCGACGCCGCCGCAAGATCCGCCTCTTGTCGCGCAACGAAAACAGGAACTCCTGACTTACGTCCAAAGCTTCTACAAGAAGTCTTGGGATTGGCGTTCTACGCGGATGCATGATAAATGGGATCGATGTGATCGTAATTTTCACGCCATCTATGACCCAACGCGCCTAGCTCAAAAAGAACCGTGGCAGTCCACGATGTTTATTGATCTTACGTTTCAGAACGTTGAAATTATCGCCTCGCAAATCTTCAAAACGATGATGGCTCCTAACCCGCCGATACAAACGGCGGCAGGGCCGGCAGGTGATGATTTGCAAGCACGGTTAATTCAAGATGTCGTGGATTATGAACTCCGTAAATCCGGGTTTGTGATTGCGTTCTATGACGCTTTAAAAGAAGCTGTCAAATACGGGTCCGGATTCGTCAAGTTCTATTGGGAACGCATTGAAGATATGCGGCTGAGGCGACTGCCCGTTCATCAGACGCCTTTAGAAGTCGTGCAAAATGCGCCGCCTGAAAGCTTAATGGGCCAATCGCCAATGCCGCCGCCACAGATCAAAGGCTTTCAAATGCAGCCGACCGTCACGCTCTTAAAGAACCAACTCTGCGCTAAGTATGTCCATATCCGCGATATTTTCCCGGAACCGAATTCAACGGAATGGAAGAAGGTTATTCACCGGGACAAAATCACCTATGGCGCGATATTGGACTTAATTGCCAAAGGGCAAGCCCTCGATGTTCGTATGCAGCTTCAGGACGTGACGGAAGGGGAGAAATTTGAAATCGATACCTCCGATATTAAGCAAGAGCGGGGATACTTTGAAATTCACCGGGACATGCCGCGCAACGAGAAACGCCATACGATTTGGGAACTCTATAACGATTTACCGCAGAAGTGGATTCAATTCGATATGCCCGATGGCGATGATGCGGAACGGTTAGTCCCGGCTAAAGTCATGGTAGCGTCTGGCGTCGCGGTCCTCTCATCCGAAATCAACATTCAGTTTGACGGTGAGAACCCCATAATGAAGATGGACTATATCAGAACGGGCGAACCCTACGGGAAAGGTATTCCTGAAATCCTCTTCGACGATCAAGACGAAATCAACGAGTCAGGAAACTTGGGCATCGATAACATGAACTTGATCATGAACAAGATGCTTGTCGTGATCGATACGCTCATGGTCAACCCGGACCAAGATTTAGTTTCTAAGCCAGGAGCGCAGATCCGGTTAAAAGCTCAGGCTGAAGATGTTCGTAAGGCCGTCATGCCATTGGATTTCCCAGATCTCGCCAAATCCTTTTTTGAGCATCGATTCAATTTAGAACGCATGGTGCAAGAAAAAACCGGGGCAAACCGCGTGACGCTTGGATCTAGCGGCATCGTGAAAGATTCCAATCAAACCTTGGGCGGAATGGAACTGTTAAAGCAGATGTTCAATGAGCGCGTAGCCGCCTATGGAATGGTCATGGAAGCCGATTTCATTATCAAAGTTGCGGAGCGGATTTATGGGCTCATTTACCAGAATTTAGGCCCTGAAGATTTAAAGCCTATTCTTGGGGAAATGCCCGTTCAAATTGGGGAAACGCCTGCGCCTTCCCCCCCGCCGCCGCCTCCAGGAATGCCGCCGCTGCCGCAACTACCGCCGCAGCCTTTAATGGTCCCACGCTATATGGCCTTTGCATTCGTGCCGCCTGAGATTGTGGCGAACTCGTACCGCTTTAAGCCGATGGGTATCTTTAGCCTTGAAAACAAAGTTATTAAGTCGGCGCAGTTCATGGATTGGGTCAAGACGTTCCAGCCCGTGATTAACCTCTCAGAAGCAGCTAAATACGCGGCACAGATTATGGGCACTGGAGATGAGGTGGACAAAATGGTGATGCCTATGCCAATGATGCCGCCCGGCGGTGGCCCTCCGGGCTCGCCTCCGATGGGTGGCCCAGCGATGCCCGCGCCAGATGCCCCCGGGCTTAAAGGCGGGCCCAATGGGAACCAACCCTCATTCTTACCTGGCCCTCCCAATGAACTTAGGCGTCAGCCTATAGCGAGTGCGTCATGAACAAACTGAAACGTTTCTTCAGCCAGATGCTTTACCCGGATGCTTTCAACGATTTGGATACAAGCGCGATTGGCGAAGCCCTGAATGATGCGGGAGTCAGGAATCTATGGCTTTTCGGATGTTTCGATGAACTTAAACGAATCAATCTCGAAGTCGATAGACGGCTTTTATCCGATACGCAGTACGGCTTAATCGATTTGTGCGCCCGGCGAAAGGCTTACCAGGACATGCTGGAGTCAATCTTGAGTGCACGAAGACAAGTAACGCAAGGACAACGCCCTAATCCACAGCCCCCGGTGTCCGTAAACCTGGACCGTGTGACGGCTTAACCCTAGCGAATGAATCGATCCACAATCCTACGGGACGGATCAAAAGGACATTAAATGGACATTATTCCAGGAGCGGTCATCGTTGATGCGACTCCCCGTTCACAGCCACAACCTGTTCCAGCAATTCCCGATCTAACGCCGCCGTTAGACGATGCCGCTGTTAGACAGGCGATTGTGAATGCCGAAGCCAGCAACCAAGACCCTCTGACGTTAACGACTCAAGATTTAGGGACGCCGCCACAAGCGGCTCCGACAATCGAAGTACCGCAAAAGTTCTTAAAACCCGATGGCACAGTAGACGTTGAGAAAATACAAGCTTCAACCAAGCAACTTGATGAGGCAATCCAGAAGAAAGATGAGGCCATTAAAAGCGTTGATGATTACATGAGGGAATACACGGAACGCGAAAATAAGTTCCGTAACATGCCGAATCCAGATCGGTTAGTGGCAAATCTTCCTCCTGTTCCGCCAACGCCAGCACCTATTCCGCAAGGACAATTCACACAGCAACAGTTAGAGGAAATTGTCAGACGCGATTATCAGCAAGATCCGCTCTCGACAACGACCCGGCTGATTGAATTGGCCTTAGAGCAGCGGTTTAAACCTATCGAACAAAGAGAAAAAATTGATTCGGTACGGTCAAACATTCAAGGACTAGCAGAGAAAGATCCGCGTGTTTTAAGAGCGGATATTTTTGCCGCGATAAACCAAAAGATCGCTACTGATCCTGATATTGCTTCTCGGAAAAACCCTCATAAAGCTGCTTGGTTAGAAGTTAAGGAAGAGATGCGCCTTGGTGATCCGATTCCGGGTCAAGCACAGCCAAGCAAGCCCTCGCTCGTTTTGGGCGGCGGCACACCACCTTCCGCGCCATCGGCCTCCGTCCCCGGACAGCAAATCACTCTAGCGAACCTGGACAAATTAGACATACGCAAGAAAGACCAGGAAGCGTTAGGCGATGCGGCTGTTCGTGCCGCACTTATGGGACGAGGATAGTACCGTCTGCTTGAAAATTATGTGCAGTAAGAGATTCTCAAATGGCTGATTCAAATAGCACTACAGTAACAAACTCTAACTTAATGCAGTCGTGGTTTAGCCAGAAGATGTTAGTCCGGCTTGAACCACAAGTGAAGTTGGCGGAATTCGCGCAACGGGATGAACTTCCCCTTCGCACAGGAACAACGGCGACTTGGAATGGCTGGCGGTCTTTAGGTGCAGCGTCCTCTACACTCGCTGAAGGCGTGGCTAACTCGCTCGTGGCACTATCCAGCCGCAGAGTGACGGCTACGATTGCCGGGTACGGACGTGGCCATAAACTGACCGACCTCTTCCAGATGACAGCGATCTTTGATGCAGTCAATGGAGCAATGGATGTGTTATCGGATTCTGCCGCTAAGACCGTTGAACGCATCTGTCAGACGGGGATTTATAAATCCACCTATGTCAATAACACGTCTACGACTGGCATTTTGTCGGCGTTGATGTCGTCTTTGGCGTCAGGCATGTCCCTTGTTACGACTCCGGCCAATAACAATTCCAATAGCTTGTTCCAATTCCCTGCCGTATTTGGAACTTCTGCGAGTCGTTTATCAGCCGTCAGTAAAACAGCTCCTGGCATTTCGTCTCAAACATGCGTTAGTTTGCTTCGGAAAATTACGACCAAACTACGCGGGAAAAATGCACGTCCCATGGCTGATGGACTTTTCGTTGGGTATACGCATCCTAACGCGCTCCATTCGCTCCGACGTGATCCGACATGGATTAACTGGAATCAATATCAGAATTCCAAGGAAACTATGTATCGGGGCGAAACCGGACAAGTGGAAGGAATTCGGTTTGTTAGTTCCACGGAAGCTCCTCGCTATGCGGTTGCAGCTCACAGCGTCAACATGATCTTTGTCTTCGGACAACAGGCCTATGGTTTGACGACTCTGAACGGCCAAGTTGAAATGTTGATTGCTCGCGGGCCAGATAAAAATGATCCGTTCAATCAGTTCACCGACGTTGCCTACAAGGTCTATGGCGCTGCGGCTTGCTTGAACCCCTCGGCGGGTTTAATCGGCTTTGCCCATGAGTTGATCGGATAAGGAATTAAAAAGTCCCGGCTCTGCGAAAGCATCCGGGCATCTATTTATGTCTGAAACAGAACTTTT